TTGATGATTTTGATGACTTGGTTAATGCAACTTCTCTGTGGCGACCAGGAACTCTTAGATCAGGGATGACAACAGAATTTCAAAAGCGAAAGAAAAACGAATCCGAATGGGATTATGTTCACCCAGCACTTGAGCCGATAACAAGAAACACCTATGGCATCATTTTGTATCAAGAGCAGGTTATGTTGCTCATGTATAATCTTGCCGGCGTTGGTTGGAGAACTTGTGATGTGATCAGAAAGGTTATCAGCAAGAGCCAAGGAGATGCTCTGATTGAGCAATTCAAAGGTGAATTCATAAAAGGCTGTAAAGAGAAAGATACACTTGGAGAGAAAGAAGCGGGAAAGGTTTGGGACGAGCTTTCATCATTTGGCTCTTATGGCTTTAATCGATCTCACGCTGTTGAATATTCTATGATCACATATTGGGACATGTGGCTTAAGACTTATTACCCAGCTGAATTTCTTGCAGCCTCTTTAACTTATGGTGCGAAAGATAAAAAGTCTGAACTTGTCAGAGAAGCCAGACGCATAGGGCTGAAAATAAAACCTCCCAAGATAGACGTCTCTCACCCAACAGAGTGGGTTGGCAAAGACAACATACTCGTAGCTCCTCTATCAGAGATCAAAGGGATTGGTGCTGCCGCTTGCAAAAAAATACAAAAAGCGAAATCTAAGAATTCAGACAAGTCGTTTTTCAAATCAGATGCTGAAGAATCACTTCCCTCTAACATAGTTTCTCTTTTGGACAGAATTCATGCATATGATTTAGATTACGAATTCTCCGAGTCGGAAATCTCTGACATATCAGGACTATTCAGCTTTGACATCTCTTCTGATCCGATGAGAGAGATAAGAGGCATAGTTGAATTGATAAAACCTTACAGCGCTTCAATAGCTGAAATCAGTAGTGGCAAAGTTAAAGGCAAGAATCTTTCCGTGTGTCGAATTGATGATCTTAGATTTGGATATCGAAAGAGCGTCATGAAGAACTTAAGAAAGAAGGGTAGTGAAAATATTGACATGGCTGGTACCAAAGAAAATTTGGGTGGTGTATACGGCTTTTGTCGAGACGAGTTTAGCACCGACATGCTGGTGTTCAATGATTCTGTTTATCAGAAAAAGAAAAATAAAGTTGAACACTGCGCTGGTCAATGGTTCATAGCTGAATTAGAAAAGAGTCATACAAATGTTGTGTGCAGTGATTTATGGCTTACAGAAGATCTACTAAATTGTGACATAGAAGATCTTGGTCTAGAGCTTTTACCTCGTAAAAAACAGCCAGAAATAGACCTTGGTAATCTTATTGACAAGTGCAAAGCTTGCGATTTGCGAAATAAAGCCTCCTGCAGCCCTGTAAAGCCGTCCTATGGGAGTCACCCAATACTTATACTAGGTGAAGCTCCTAACAGCTTAGAGGCTAAAGCAAACTCTTTTCTGTCGTCTACTTCAGCTGCCATCCTTTGGGATCGACTTGACGACAGTGGCATTAAGCGGAAGAACTGTTTTGTTGATAGCGTAGTGAAGTGTTGCGTAGACAAGACGAAGGACGTAACCCAAAAGCATATCACCGGATGTTCAGATTGGGTTTATGGTTTAATAGAGTCTGTAAGACCAGTTGTGGTTCTAGCACTTGGTAACATTTCTGTAAATGCAATAACCGGTGAAAAGTCGGGCATCAATACTCTCAATGGAACAACTCAGTGGATGCCAAGCCTAAAGTGCTGGGTGTGCTGGTGTGTGAGTCCATATAGTGCTTCTTATTCAACTGAGAACAAAGAGATGTTCTTCAAAGGAGTCGACAACTTTACAAACACAATAGAAAGATTAGGAGGACTGGTTTGAAAAAAGATCGAATGTTAATACCAACACCAACAGGAAAGATCATCGACTTGAACCGTCTTCATATTAGCGACATCGACGTGAAAGACATAGCTCGTGCTCTAAGCAAAATCCCGTGTTACAACGGAGCTACAAAATTCTTCTACAGTTTAGCTCAGCACAGCGTTATCGTGTCAGGTCGAGTTCAAAAGAAATATAGACTTGAAGCATTACTGCATCACGCTTCTGTCTCTTATCTTGGAGGTGGTTGTAATATAAACACCCACAACCGGATTGGATGCTACAATACAGAATTGATCGAAGATGTGACTATAAAAATATTGAGAAGGTTTGGTTTGTCAAAGGAGTCTTATTATCTTGGTCTGTGCTCTGAGGTAAGAGGACAAGACGATCTTGTTAGGTGTGCAGAAATTGACAACCTTATTGAAAATGGAGAATCTGTTCGACAGCTTGTCGGGCCAAAAGGAAAAGCTCCTCACATAATAATAAAACCCATGTTGCCAGAGGAGGCAGAAGTTGCGTTCATAAAGCAATACGATAATTGTTACTCTTAAAAGTTTCTTGTATAACGTATAATAAGGAGAGGAGAAGTTATGGATAGAGAAAGAAATTACCGAGAAGATCTCAAGATCGATCCTGATGCATTAGATGTAGAGTGGGTTAGACAGCCGGAGCTGTATCTGTACTATAGCGAACTTTTGGCGCAAGCTAAACACGAGGTTGACAAAAAGAAAGAAGAGCTTGATATTGAAAAAGCCGAAGCTGATAGTCGACTTAGAAACAGCTACGAGAAGAAGCCTCCTGAGGGACAGATTGCTAATGATGTGCTGCAAGAAGAAGAGGTTCGAGAAGCCTATAAAAAATATTGTGATGCGAAGCTTAATATGGACTTGATGTTTGCAGCTGTAAATGCATTCAACCAAAGAAAGGAGGCTCTTGAGAACTTAGTGAGACTAGCTAATGCTGGATATTTCGCCTCTCCATCAGGTGGTAGTCGAGATTTAGCTGAACAGATAAGAAAACGATCTCAACAAAGTGTTGAGTCTGTAGCTGAGAAAAGAAAAAGCTCTACAGGCTCCAAACGAAGAACAAGAAGGAGAGCGCCTAAGTAAGTAGGAGAAAAATGAAGTGATATTTATATACACACTGTTGACTGTAGTTACAATCATGGCATTGCTTGTGCTACTGTGGGTTATGGGTAGAGTTGTTGGGGTCTCTTTTGCTAAAGGAATAAAAAAAGAGATCTTCAACACAAACACTAACAAGGAAAAGAAAGAGGAGTAACATGAGTACGAAAGAAGAACGCAGAGAAAGACTTCGTCGGCGAACGAGAGAACGCCAATCGGATGGTGGGGCAAAATCTCACTATATTGAATTGCCGGAAGGAGTAGAGTATTGGTATCCTGATGCAGCACAGAAGGACAAAGTGACGCCGCTTGACTTCCTGTGTTATCCGGTAACCCAAAAAGGCCACCCAGACGGTATTGAGGTTGGCGACATATGGCCAGTTCGTCCAATTTTGGTTCACTATGGTGTTGGCGCAGAAAAGCAAAATATTCTGTGTCCAAAAACTTGGGGAGAGTGGCCAAAGGGGAAAACAGGTTCAAATGCACCCTGTCCGATATGCGAAGAGTTTGCACGACAAGCAGCTATTGAAGAAAATTGGAACGACAAGACTCTAAAAGAAAACATGAAAGCTCTTAAGCCAAAATGGCGAGAGTTGTTCTGTGTTATTGCTGTTGACGAAGACGACTCTGTTGTCAAGCTGTTTGAAATAAGTGCACACTCTTTTGGCATTGCACTTAATCAAGCGATTGATGAAGCAGAAGACGACGCCCTGATCGACTTCGCAGAGTATGAAGGAGGAAGCACCGTTCTTGTTAGATGGCGCGGAAGTGACATCAAAAAACAGAACGGAGATCCGATCCTTCAAGTTCGTACTCCTGATCAGATTAAGTTTGAAGAGCGTGAAGACTTCGACGAGGAAGAGTGGGAAGAAGACATCATCAAAATCGACGACTGTTTGGTTAAGATGTCATATGATCAAATCCAAGAAATGTTTCTCGGAGTTGATAGTTCAGACATGGAAGGCTACGACGCTGACGACAAAGACGAAGCTCCTCGTGAGAAGAAATCAAGAAAAAGTAAAACTCGAAAATCAAGAAGCGAAGAGGAGACAGTAGACGAAAGTCCTACAACTGAAGAAGCCCCAGAAGATTCAGATGTCTGTATAGCTTGTGAAGGATCTGGAAAGAACACAAGAGGGAGAACCTGTCGCATCTGTGGCGGAACAGGAGAAGGCACTCCTGTTGTAGACAGAGAAGAGGCTGAAGACAGAGAAGAGACTGAAGACAAGAGCGAAGAGAAGCAAAGAACAAGAAAGCGTCGATCTCGTCGTAGTCGATAGCTGAAAGTAGAAACAAGGAGACGATCAAATGCCTAGAACCCCATCCAAGAGCAAAAAAGCAGAAGTGCTCAGCACAGCTAAACAAGTCAGAAATAGAGAACAAGTAGAGCCTGAAAAAGAAGAACGTCGTGTTTATTTCCCGACAGGCTCTACTCTGTTGAACTTAGCTGTTAGTGATGATGCTTTTGGTGGGTGGGGTTCTGGCAAGATCATCAACCTTGTCGGAGATTCAAACACAGGCAAGACCCTTCTCGCTTTGACAGGTTTAATGGAGATGGCAATCGACGAGCAATATTCAGACCACCTCTTAATATATGATGATGCAGAGAATGCACTCGAGATGGATGTCAGAGGGATGTTTGGAGATCAGCTTTCAGACAGACTTCAAGACCCATATGGGAACCTATATGGCAGCGAAGAGTTCCGATCAAGTGAAACTATTGAAGATGTCAGAAACAACTTGTGGAGACTATTAGAGGAGGGCACTCCGTTCTTGTATGTTCTTGATTCTTACGACGCAGTTACAAGTCGAGATGAGATCAAAAGACAAGAACAGGAGAATAAAGGCAAAGAGCAGAACAAGGATTATCCACGTGGTCCAGCTATATTGTCTGAAACTTTACGCAAGACAAAGTCTAAATTGAAATTCGCAGATAGTGGTTTCTTGGTTATCAGCCAGACAAGAGACGAAATGAATCCGATGACTTTTGGTGCGCAGAAAAGGAGAGCTGGTGGAAAGGCTTTGAAGTTCTACAGCTCTCACGAGGTGTGGCTTGCTGTTGGGAAAGGCGGCCAGATAAAAAAGACAGTAAGGAAAAAGAGCTACACAATAGGTTGGAACATAATCGCCAAATCAGCAAGAAGTAAACTCAATGGCAAAAAACGAGATGTTCCGATAGTGTGTTATACGAAACACGGAGTTGATGACATCTCTGCGAATATAGAATGGCTTTTGAGTGTCGGATATTGGACAGGCAGTAGAAACTCTATAAACTCAAAGGGATTCTGCAAAGAGAATAAATCCATGCAAGATCTCATCTTGTGGACAGAGAGCCATAACAAAGAAGAAACACTAAAGGTGATCGTCGAAAAGGAATGGCAAAAAATAGAGTCAGAGCTTTCAGTCACAAGGAAAAAGAGATTTGAGAAATAAGAAAACATCTTTAGAAAAAAGAACGATCTTTATTGACTGCTCTTATATAGCACACCAAGCTCTGTTCACACTTGGTGACCTCTTTCACAACGGAAGACCCAGTGGTGTTGTCTTTGGCTTCCTAATGAGACTTATCACCACAGGCAGCAAATTTAAGTCTAATGATTTTGTGTTCTGTTGGGACTCTAAGCACAGCCTCCGAAAGAGAATACAACACGACTATAAAACTGGCAGGAGAAAAGACTTGACAGAAGAAGAGATTGAAAAATACAGAATCTTCTATCAAGAGCTTAATCGACTTAGAGAGCATATCCTCCCGACAATAGGATGGAACAATCAATTCATGCAACACGGATATGAAGCTGATGATGTTATTGCTGCCAACATAAAACCAAATGCTGTTGTGGTGTCAGCTGATGAAGATCTGTTCCAGTGTCTTTCAGTAGACGGTGTGTCTATATGGAACACAAATAAGAACTTAGAGATAACCGCTTCAGACTTCACAAAACGATTCAACATAAGTCCAGAAGAGTGGGTGTTCGTGAAATGTATTGCTGGTTGTAGCAGCGATAATGTCAAAGGTATAAAAGGTGTTGGAGAAAAGACAGCAATAAAATGGTTGAGAGATGAGCTAAAAAAAGAATCAAAAATATTTTTGAAAATAGAAAAACAAAAAAGTGAAATGATATCAAAGAACTTTGATCTGGTCTCCCTTCCGTTTCCTGGGTGCTGGTCTTTACCGATAAAAAAAGACGAAGCTCTATCGATCGATGGCTTGTTAGAGATCGCAAGTGAATACGGCTTTAAGAGCTTCACAGATGGCAAACACTTCAGTCGGTGGGATCGCTTCCTTAAAGGAGTATTCACAGACGAACCAATAGTGTCTAAAAAGGTTACCCATTCTAATTCAGAAAAAAGAAAAGCAAGGAGAGTTAAACGTGCCAAGAGCTAACAAAATCAAAAAACAAAAACCACAAGAGCCAAAACTTACCAGAAGGATGATCAAGTCCTTAAGCACAAGAGGTATAGCTGAAGCCCAAAAAATAGCTGAAGGTGAAATAGCAAATAACAAAAACCTAGACAGAGTGATAATACCATATGGTAGAATCACAACAAAAGACTTTCGTGTTGTCGATGTAGCCATCTTAATCGAACAAGACCCGAGCATGAATACGCCTGATATGATAAAGAACAGGAGTCGATAAAATGCCAAGAGCGGAAAAGAAAGGCTGTGTCAAAGTTTACATAGGGATAGACAATGGTGTGACTGGCTCAATTGGAATTATTACCACGTCCGACAACCAGAAAACCGGGACCAGCTTCTTCCCTCAGATCACTTTCTCAGAGCAGGACTACACCAAGAAAAAGAAAAACATCACCCGTATCAACTTTCTCGCTCTGTCAAAGGCCTTGTGGAAATATGTAGCAAAGACAGATGAGGTGTACATTATGATGGAACGACCAATGGTCAACCCCGCTCGTTTCACTCCCTCCACATCAGCACTGCGAGCGATGGAAGCTTGCCTCAATACAATCCTGCTCCTGCAGAAAAAGAAGGGACAGGTCTTCGGATTCCGGTGGGTTGATTCCAAAGAGTGGCAGAGAAAGTTTTTAACAAGTGGAATTAAAGGACCAGCAGAGTTGAAAAAGAACAGCCTGCAGCTTGGAAAGAAGAGATACCCAAAATGGGCAGAAGCCATCGACAAACAGAAAGACGCTGACGGATTGTTCATAGCTGAATTTTGTAGAAGTGAGTTCGAATAACAAAACAAAGAGGAGAACGATGAAGACAAGAACGATAACACTAAATGGAACTAGATTCACACTTGGCAAGAAAGAGTACACCGATACAATCACAGGATTTACAGGGATCGCTATTGCTGGGATCTCATATCTGACAGGGTGTGATCAGCTTCAGCTAACAAGCACAGACACAACTGGCAGGCCTTGCGAGGTTTGGGTTGATGTGACTCGTATTGAAGAGGTGAAAGTAAAACCTCGCAATGGTGGTCCCGCGCCGATGATTCCTTCGCGTCACCCACAACAATAACACTCTGTTTTAGCGACAAACAAAGGAAGCGAGAGATGGCAAGCAAACCCCGAAACTTGAAAAAGACCGACAAGCTGATCGTTGTGTCTGGAGGCTCAGTGGTGGACACATATGACGGCGATGAGTGGAACAAAGCGATTGAAGATGCTGAAGCCGCATGCGAAGACAACGAGGGCGAGGAGACATACATAGCCAACATACTGGGCGAAATTATTCTCGTTCCAACATCGTGTGATTTCATCCCAACAACATAAGTAAAGGAGAAATAAATGAACAGCAGAAGAGCACGCTATTTGAAGTTCTTTACAAAACAAGCCATTTACTATTCAGGAGCGGGAGAGGCGATGTCCGATTTCCACAAGCGCCGGTTGTACAAGCAGGTTAAGAAGTGGTGGACGAAGCTGCCTCGCAACTTGAAGGACAAAGCAGTTCGAGATCCAGATCCGTTCCTTGGAAACATAACCGATCGTCTACGAAGAGAGGCCATCGACAAGGGTCTGATAAAGCCCGACGCCAAAGAAAAACTAATGATGGAATCTAGCTGAAATAAGATTGAGAACCGTATAATATATTAGAAGAGGGCGTGATCTGGCGAGGTTGTGGTTCGTCGCTGGCGGTATTGCAGCAAGACTATAGGAGGGAACTAATGGTAGAACTTGACACTTACTATGCGACGGATCGAAGGGTGTATTGGGGTGCGCTTTCCAGTGATATGCAACGCGAACTGGATCACACCAGCGCACTGCTTGCTAAGCTCACAGAGCTGGCACCAGACGCATTCTGCACCTACTTCCCACGGGAAGGCAAGTGGGATGTCAGCCGCAAGTCGAACTACAGGAGCATCATCCCGTCCCTAATCTCTGGAAAGCAGGAAGCAATCATAACCGCAATCGAAATACTGGAACAGCAGCAAGAGAAAGTAAAAAAGTGATCGAACAGCTTACGGAACTAAGCATGTAGAAGGTTGAGTGATCTTGATTTCGGACGCGGGTTCAATTCCCGCCACGTCCACCATCTTGAAACAGCAGGAGATGAAAGAGTGATTAAGCAACTGGACATCAAAGACTACCAAGCCCATGCGGACAGCCACCTGGAGTTTGATCCAGGAATAAACATAATTGTTGGCTCCTCAGACAACGGGAAGAGTGCTGTCCTTCGCGCCATGCTATGGAACCTCACCAACAAGCCAGACGGGACTAGCTTTATCCGACACGGTCAGAAAGGAGCCTGTGTCTCTGTCAAGCTTGACGATGGGACTGTAGTAGAAAGAGAGCGGAAAGGAGCTACAGTCAACGAATACCGGATGGATGGGGAGGTATTCAAAAAGCTAGGCAGAGGATCTGTTCCAGAGGAGATCCAGCAGGCTCTGAATCTGTCTCCAGATATCAACATACAGGGACAGTTAGACTCTCCCTTTTTGTTGTCACAAACTCCTCCTGAGATCGCAAGAGTTCTAAACAAGGTGGCTCATCTGGAAGAGATGACCGAGTCTCTATCAAACGCCAGCAAAACCATCAGAGAAGTCCACAGGGACATCTCCTCTTCAGAAGCTGAAAAGGAACGGATTGAAGAGCAGTTGGAGTCCCTGCAGTGGGTATCTAAAGCGCAAGAGGATCTCAATGCCATTATAGCCGAGGACGATAAGGCGGCTGAGATAGAAAACCAATTGTGTGACATTCGTAGAGCTTTAGACAGCCTTCTAAAGACAGACAAGCAGATCAAGTCCAGCGAAAAGCTGATGAAGTTGGACAAGCAGATCTCCAAACTGGATGAAGCTCTGAAGCAACACGATGAGCTGGACAGAAGACTGGATACTATTGATCGTCTTCTTACGACAATTGAAGAGACAGACACAAAGATGAAAAACTGCCAAGCCTCTTTGAAGCAGGTAGAAAAGCAGTTGAAGGAGTTTGATGTCTGTCCATACTGCGGAGGGACGCTGTGAGAACCAAACCAAAAAAGAAACGAACAAAGGCTCTTTATCCAAAAGCCATTCTGTGCGCTGACCTTCATATGTGGCATACTCCCCCACGATCCCGCAGAGACGAGGACTACGCTGAGACTTGTCTTGGAAAGTTGCAGTTCATAGTGGATCTTCAAAACAAGTATCCAACCCACCCCCCAATACTGATTGCCGGTGATATCTTCGAGCATCCCAAACCCCCGTATTGGTTCCTCAACAAAGTGATACAGGTCATACAAAGCGGTCGGGGTGAGACAATTGCTATCGCTGGTCAGCACGACCTCCCCCATCATCGTCTTGAGTTGATTGAAGATAGTGGGCTGTCTCTATTACCTATCAATCTGATTATGAGTCCACGGGACGTTGTTGGTTGTACTGGTTTCGATGTTGTTGGTTTTCCATACGGAGCGGAGTTGCTGGAGAAAGAGGAAGTGAACTCTTCCACTGTTCCAACTTTAGCACTTGCCCATGTGCTGGCTTGGGAAGGACGACCTCCCTTCTCCGGTGCTCCTGCTTCCGGGAATGCCTCCAGGATCAAAAAGAAGATGAAAGGATATGATCTCATCGTATGCGGAGACAACCACGATCCTTTTCAGAGCGGCAGGCTACTCAACTGCGGCTGTCTAATCCGTAAAAATATCGATCAGGTAGACTACCAGCCAAGGATCTACGAGTGGATGGGAGGCAAAGAGGTGAATCCTGTAGATGTTCCTCTTTGTACAGGAGTACATCTTGAGGAAACCATGCAAGAGGAGAAGGAAGTGCGGGCAGACCTAACGGCATTTGTAGAGGCACTGGCAGACACCTCCATAGAAGTGGGAGTGGACTTCGAAGAGAATGTCCGTGGATTGATAGCAGAACAGAAAATAGACAAAGAAGTGGAGGACGAGATATGGCAATTGATACCAAAAAGATAAAAGCCTTTGAGGGACTGAAGAAACAGCAGGAAGAATTCAAAGCCAGATTTGAACAACTGAAGGGCCAGCGGAAGGAATATCTCAAGCAGTTGAAAGAAGCGACCGGAACTGAAGACATCGATGCTGCCAATACTTTACTAGAAGATCTGGAGAGACAGCTGAACGACTTAGAGAAAGCCATCGACAAAGACACCACTGCTTTGATCAAGAAATATCCTGAATTGGAGAAGTGATGCTAGACAAACTTGAAAAGAAGATCGAAAGAGCAGCAGGAGCCAGAGATCAACTGAAGAAACAGAAGAAGGAACGAACTCAATTCCTCCGATCTCTGAAAGCAAGAGACAAACGATTGAGGAAAGCCCAGAGTCTTCTGCAGACCGCTGCCTCCATGACACAAGATCAAATCAAGATGAGATTGTGCTCTGTTGTCAATCTGGCTCTGTGTGAGGTCTTTCAAAACAAGTGCAGATTTGATATTGAGTTTACAGAGAAGAAGGGAACAACCTATGCTGAACTGTTCTTTACTGACGGAGAGAACAGAACCTCCCCTTTGGATGACAATGGTGGTGGGATGGTGGATCTCGTCTCTCTCAGCCTTCGTCTGACATTGTGGAGTCTGCACCATCCTAAGTTGAGGAAGGTGTTGATAATGGATGAGCCTCTCAAGTTCCTGTCGAGAGATTTGATACCAGATGCTGTTGGGTTATTAAGAGAGCTTTCAGACACATTGAACATTCAGATCATTATGGTGACTCACGATGAGCAACTTGTGGAAGCAGGAGACAAGATCTTTCGAGTAACACAGGAAAAGGGAATCAGCAAAGTGGAGGTGGAATCATGTTAGCCAAAAAATTAAAAGACACTGACCCCATGCCATACGGCAAACACAAAGGGATCCCGATGCAGGACGTCCCGGCGTCTTACCTGCACTGGCTCTGGACCAATGGCAAAGACAACGACTTCACCTGTCCGGTCGCTCAATACATACGAGACAACATCGACGCTTTGAGTAAGGAGTACAAAGATGGCATCTGGTAGTGCTCCAAACAAAGAGTGGGTGTGCCCATCTTGTGGTAATGCTATACCAGATTGGGACTACAAAACATTAATTACCGATATCCCGTGTGTCTGCGGAAAGAAGATGACCAGCGATTATGTTTCAAGGGAGATTAAGGAGGCAGGCGATGAGTAAACAGGATGACGGAGGCGCGGCGAAAGAACACAAAACATGCGAGCAAAAACGAATTACCGCAGACCAATCAAGAGAAATATGGTGCGGGAACTGTTTTGGGTGCGAAGAAAATAGCTAGAAAACGGCAGAGCGCGAGCGGAGCAACGGACAGGAGGCGCGGTGATGAAATGCAAACATGACTGGCGGCTGGACGATACACCGAACGCTACGAATCAGACTCGTAGCGAAGCGAAGTAGTCTGGATTCGATTGTTGGAGATTCTTATGAAAGTTCACACGACAAAAGACGGGAAGAAGATCAGGCTGTGCGATATGACGGACGATCACTTGTCTGCGACGATTCGCCTGTTTGAGCGAAGGGCGGAAGAAGGCGTTACCGTTCGAATGGGCGGGGGGTGTTGCGCCGAAGATATATGGTATGACGAAGACACGTTGTATGGCGACGATGCCTTGGAGCAACTTGGATACGCCGATTATGTCAAAGAGCGTGATTGTCGTATCTCCAACACATGATAGTTACTGCGGGCAGGAGGTTGACGTTTGCTGAGTTTTTGATGGTTTATAACATTAGTATAAAGGAGGTTTAATATGACAGAACCATTACAGCTACCAGCACCAGAGAAGTACAAAGACTGGCGCATACTGAGCGAGGATGAGAAGCAGGGAGAGGCTACGGGTGAAGAGCTTAAAATTGCTAATTGCATCACATATATAACATCACACCTGTTGAAAAAAGGCAACAAACTCGAAGAATACAAGGATTGTATAATCATCGTACCGCCCGACTACGGTAAGCAGCAGGAACCAGAGCGCAACGCCGACAGAGACAGCAAAGAAGATATGAAAGCGGTGCAAGATAAGTATGGAGTGGGAAGCATTGAGCGCCTAGAC